AGAATGTTGCAATACCAAGCTCAAATGGCGCAGCAGCAAGGAGTATAATTGATGAGTTATTACGTTCCCGTTTGGGATGACGACACTCCAATAAATGCCAGTCAAGCTACGGTGATTATGGAAAATAGCCCACAATTACCACAGTTAAGACCGCAAGGACTTACTGACCGTCAGATTAATGCTATCAACAGGCTAAACGAACTAAACCGTGATTATACTTCTCAGCAATCCTCTTATCAGCCAGTAAGTGAAACACCAATAGACTTTGAGGCTAGAAACGCATCGGCTCAAGAGGATATAAACCAAGCTAAAAATGCTGTCAATAACGCTAGAAAACAAAGGCAATCAACTGCGCCCAAGACTCAAAATGTTTACACAAAACCTATTGATATAGATATTGACTATGAAGATATTGGTGAACAGGTAAACAAGGCTACAGGTTATGGAAAGTATGACCCCAGAAATTTAACGCCTGAACAATTAAATTATCTTAAAGTCCGTGGTGGTCAAGCATTACAACTTGGCACTGGTATTGGCATAGCAGCCGATACTTTATTTGGTGATGACCGTTGGGATAGAAAAGCAGTAAATCTAACGGGTAATGCTATTGGTGCTGCTATCGGGAATAGGTTTGGTGCAGGTGGAAGAGCTTTAGGGGCAATAACAGGAGGTTGGTTATCGGATAGGGTAGCAGACATCTTTGATGATAATGACGGTAAAAATGCTAATCCAACTACTTTACCAACTACTTTACTAAACCAGCATTTATCCAAAGACCCTATCATGCAGATTGCTATGTATGAAGAGCAGCTAAGACAAGCTAGATTACAACAGAAAGAAATGGAAAGACAAATGATGGCTATGGCTAGGATGCAAGCCCAGTCCTTACAGCCTTCTTATTCTAGGTCTTTTGGAAATAGGACACTTCCTGCATTTACAAATAATGGAACTATGGTAAACCCTTACGAAGATATGGGAATGTAATGGAAACAGAAACACAATGGGTAGAAGTCGAAGTTGATCCTATAGGAAGCACCAATGAGGAATGGAAAAAAGCGTCCGTTCGTTATGGCATTGACCCTATAGGTTTTCAGGTTATTGGCAACACTGCTAGAACATTAGGCTCTCTAGGGTTTAATACTGCCACCAACGTTTTACTTGGAGACAACCTAGGCAGAGCATCAGGTACAGCATTAGCTCAAACTGCAACTGGTAGATTATTAGGCGAATTGGCTTTTAGAAGCGTAAACCCTCTTAATTATAAAACTAAGATTGCAGCAGAAGCAGCGGCTATGGTTCGCTCAATACCTGCCTCAATTGTTGGTAACTATTTAGGTGGCTATGGGTATGACAGAGTTTTTCCAGAAAACTTAGAAGCTGCACAAGCTCAACAAATAATTGACCAGCACAATGCTTCTATGAATGGGAATCGAGTAAATAGTTATTTGGTAAATACTTAAAAATTAATACAGGAATGTAATGTATGCAAGCTAATGATGCAATGAGAATACTTGGTAGTGCAGCCGCTATGGGATTGTTAGGTGGTGGTGGTGCATTAGCCTATAACGCTACAACTAAACCAATACTAGATGAATATGGGAATGTAATTGAATCTAATGACATTAACCCTGTCATGGCTGCTTTAGGTGGTGCAGCAATAGGAGCAGTAGGTGGTGGGATTTACGGGAAGATGAACCAACCTGTGGCTAGACCAGTGCAAGGAATCAGTGTAGGTACATCATCACAACCCCGGCAGTCGCCAGACATTGTTGAACCGGAAGTGATGCAGACTCAGAAAATACCTAGACAAGACGCAGAATACCCTTATGAGACTTACTGGGAACAGTCAAGACCAGATGAAAGAACTCCTGGCGACCCTTGGGACGACATAGCTAATGCGGTAGATGAAGTAACAAACCCGGAAAAAGTGGCTCAAAGAAACGCTCAATATGAAGCGGAATTCGCTAAAAAACAGCAAGCAGCATACCAAGAGAGCAAGCAAAAGCAAGCCTTACAGCAAGAAATAATTAAGAGGCAACAAGCTGCTAGAGACTCCATGGAAGCGCAAGGATATAATACCGAGTACGGTGAGTATCGTGGTCTTGTTAGGAATGAATTTGGTGAATTAGTTAAACCTAAAAAGCCATTCAATTATGACAACTATGGAGTTAAAGGCTGGGATTACTTAGAAACCAACCTTGTCCTACCGCCAACTCAAGGGATGCCCATACAAGAAAGTGTGGCACAAGTAGAGAAAAGATTTGTACCTGAGTTAAGTTCTGAACAAGAAGCTTTGTATGAAAAGGTAGAGAAAAGATTTGTACCTCAGTTAAGCTCTGAACAAGAAGCTTTATATGCAGAAGCAAAGAGACTTGGCATAAGTCCTTATGAGCTAGAAGAAAGAGGCTGGAAATATAATCGTAACCAACCAACAATCCAAGTAGTCCCGGCTAGTCCTATGCAAATGCAAAATCCAATGGCTCCGCCTGTAATGAGAACTGTAGTAGTTCAACCAATGAAAGAACCAGGGCAGGAAATGATGGAAGAAGCTTTGAGGCTAAAGGAATTGGCTTATCAGCAAAGGCAACAAAGACAAATGGATGCACGTTTAGCTTTAGGTGCTGAAGGTTGGAATACTACTGAGAATCGTTGGAGGCTAACTAATTACCCAGAAGACAGACAACAAAATGCTGCTGACTGGGATGTAATTAATCCTAGTCCAGAAGCAGCTTCATATAGAAGAGAATTAATCTCTGACACAAATAGATACAGACAATGGCACGAGAATCAGTTAGAGGCTCAAAAAAAAATGATGTAGTTAATATGACAGAAAGAACTTTTGTTGGTGGTAATTACCGCAATAGAGAAAGCCTCAACAAACTTCCCCAATGGGCTATTGATGCACAAAATAGACCTTACACTCCACCAAGTGAGCCACCGGGGAATAGATTAATTGGTGGGAACTTTGAAGGAAGAGGCGGACAAAAGTTACCAGCTTGGGCAATCAATAATGCAAGAAATGTAGAATCTGAAATAGAAGCTATTCAACATGAGGTAACTCAACAAGCTATCAACTCAAGAAATTACGATTCTCAATTTGGTAACGATGCTCAAGAATACAATGATATTCTTACCATAAGGGATTCTGATATTCCTTTTAACAGTTACCAGGATGACATTCATCAATTAATGACTGGTTATTACCACAGATACTAGATAAAAATAAAATCCCCCAACCGTAAGGAACGATTAAGGGACTAAAGCTATAGAAATATTCTAATTCATATATTTCCTAATGAGGTATTAAAAATAAATGGCTTTTATTGATGCAGATTTTCCCATTCTTTTAGGACAAGAACTGTATCGCCCTGACGCTAAATACATTATGAAATACATTACTCGCCCACGGGTAAAACACGATTTCATGAAACAGCCGGGTGATAATATTCAGCTAGACAGATACGCATTTTGGCAAACTCCCGAAGCTGGTTTTAATAAAGCTGCACGTCAACGGGGTGCTACTCAAGTAATTGGTGTAAACAACTCTAGAAGTATTACCAAAGATAAGGTGATATTAACTCTCGAAGAGTATACGGGACCGGCTGACCCTACTAACCCAGATTCACCATCTACTTTTCAAATCCCTATCAAAGATATCATGACTGCTCAACGCCAATTATGGCAGTATGGGCAACGTGCATTTCACGATAGCATTGGTAGTCAAAACCTTCTTCAAGACTTCCGTAAATGGGAAGACCGTTTATACACAAATGAGTTATTAAAGACAACATTCATCTACAATCCACGCGGTATTGCTGATGGTGCAACTGTCAACCTAACTCAAGCTGATTATGGATTTGACGGTAAACCACCTCAATTTAACGTCAACGACTTAGAGGTTGTAGTAGCAGATTTATTTACTCGTAACTGCCCTCAGTTTGAAGATGGTAATTATGTTTGTGCTTGTTCTGCTATTTTTATCAGACACCTAAGAAGTGATAGCAAGTTCCTAGAAATTACCCGTTACTATAGCAGTAATCCTAGTTTAGTTCCAGCAAGTGCAATGAATCCAGGTGCTGCTGGTAGCTTTGCCCCTCCTCAAATAAACTTTAATGCCGCACCTTGGCAGTCTGGTTTAACGGGTGGTCAGGCTAATGATGTAATGGGTCAAGTGATGATGCCTATGGGCTTTGTCTTTGATGGTGTAAGATTCTTTGCATCTAACAACCTGCCTAAAGCACAGGTCACACTCAACTACACCAACTCTGTTAACACAACACTCTCACCTAACGGTAGTGCAACTAGAACAGGGGAACTGGGAATCTTTTACGGGGCTGAAGCTATAGGTGTAGGGTTAGGTGGTAATGGACCCGAAATCCTGCTTAACAACAACGACGACTTTCAACGCTTTGTAATTGCCATTTGGAGGCTCTATGGTTCCTGGGAATTACTAGACGCTAGATTTGTGACTACTTGCAGAAGTTTTACTAATTAGCTTGTTAGGGGGGGTTATTCCCCCAGTTAATTAATCTAAATCTGTGAGTTCCCAGTCATCTCTAATTGAGCTTAAAACATCGGCAAAATCTTGCTCTACTCCACTCTGAATAAGACGACTGGTAAGGGCTAGATACCAATTTGTTAAATTCCAAACAACTTCAAGAGGTGAATTTGTTAGGTAAAAAACAAGGGTTGATTTATAGATAAGTTTTGCCTTTTTACTTAGCTTCTTATCTTTATATTCTGGACAATATTCACTCAATAGGTGATACAACTTTTCATCAAACTTATCCATTGGTTTATTCCTCTTCAATAGTTTCTTCTACAACAGGTGCTATACCAAAATTCAAATCTTCTTGTTCTGACTTAACATAAGACCCGGCAACTACAGTTATTCCCCCCGCATACCCAAACACTTCTTCAAATGTTTTGAGTTCATGTTTGGGAATATTGGCTAACTTTAAAACCCGACTTTCTAGGTATCTAACTGGCCTACCTTTTTGACCTTTCTTGACTACCAGCAATTCACCATAGCGAGCCTTCTTAGTAGATGACAAAACAATTGGCATAAAACCTTTAACTAAACAGTGTTCTTGGTTTTCATTAAATATTTCATAGCCACCTACAGAGTAAGTCTTACCATTCTGAGAAAAAAGTAAGGCTACGGCTTCTCCAGGTTTCCACTTTGGAGGCTTGTAGTCTAAATCCAGTTCAGACTTTTTCTTGACCATTGTCTGTTTATTTTGCTAGGAAAACTAAATTCTAACTATTAGTTTACCATCAACACTTCTGTGGCGTTAGCCACCTTATTTGAGAGGATAATTTATGGCTTTAAAAGTAATTAATACTTGTGACCGACAAACTTCAGAATCAGCTTTCACCGAAACTGTTGTAAGCAGAGGAATGTATTCCTACGGGTTCTGGAGAGGATTTGCAACTCTCAAGGCTGGTGTTAGTTATGCAAGTGTTGACATCATTAGACCTTCCCAGCACAGAGGAAGTCCCAACAATGAATCCATGTTGATTTATGCCAACTCTAGAATTAGTGGGGTTCGGATGATTAATCGTGGTGCAATTACTTTAGGTGCTGCCACTGGGAAAATTAAGTGCGCTCCTACTTTAGCTAATGCAACTGCGGCATTGTATGTGGAGTCTGCTGCTGCTGCCTCTAACACTCTTGCTGTACCTGCGGCTGCTGTAGAACAACTAAACTTTGATGCTGCTACAACTGTTGGTAGTTCTAACGTCACTTATCGCTTATTTGCTACTGATGGTGGTGCTGCTGGTGCTGCTGCTGCATCTACAATGTCGGTTACTACTGACACTATTATTGATGTAGAAATTGGATTTATAACAGTTAATCCATTTGGTAGTCGTGAGGATTTTGGTTTCTTAGCACCTACAAACTAAGTTTAAAGAGCTTTAGCGACTGCGTAGCTATGCCCCTATTATTGGGGCTAAATTATTTATTTAAAAGGCAAGATTAATGACTAAATATATTTACAAAGGACAGGAAGTACAATTAGTTCCTGGGCAGCAATTCTCTCACGGTTGGTATATTTATTATAATCAACCCACAGAAGATGGTGGTAGTAAAAAGATTCAATTGTTAGCTACGCCACCTGGAGAACCTGGGGCTAATCTACAAGTGGTAGATGATGATGCTGTAATCACTTCCCTAGAAGGTGGCAAAAAAGATGAGGAAATACCTAACCCTGAAAGCGTGAATATTAATCAAGCCACATTCACAGAACTCCATAAGCAATTACCAGGAATTGGTAGAGTAGCAGCTAAGAAAGTATTAGCCAATAAACCTCTTAGTGGGTATCAAGATATTGAGCAGTTTAAGGAATTAAACCGTGAGTTGTCTATTAACTGGGATGAACTAGCAGGAATATTGGTGTTTCAATAGCTGCGCCGACGCTAAAGCTATAAGGCTAACGCCTATAATAGTGGTGATGTTCCAAAATAAAAACAGATGACAATTGAATTAGTTAAAGAAGCCAATGCACTTTATGAATCCTTAAATGAATTAATGTGGGAAGAATCTATTAATAGAAATGTTGATAGGTATTACAGATTGGAAAGAATTTCAGGTAACGCATTAAAACGATGGGAAAGAAGGTATAACAAATGGAAAAGAAGGCATAACAAATGGGAAGAATTGCAGGCATTCAACCCCGACTAATTATAAAAGAAAATCTCCAAAGGTTTCCTGAAAGTGCCGATGAGATTCTGTTGGCTAAACAGATGTGGGAGCAACAGATGGAGCAAAAAGCTAATAGGATTAAAGATTTGCAATCTCAAGGCAAACCATTAACTCCCTATGATGTGCAATATCCACGCGTTCAACTAGAGCCTGGGGTTTGGTATCACCGGACTTGGATGAACAATAAACTAAATCCCGGCACTTTAAGTAGTGGATTACCTAGAGGTGGTCATGTAGACATTATTGGTACAGCTAGAATCCCTATGGGGGATTGGGACTTTCCTGACCCAATTCACCATGATTCTAGTGTAAGCATTAAAGATGTTGGGGATGTCTATGACTCCCTCTTAAAGTACACTACAGATAACCCTAATTCTGTATGGCAAACTTATCTTACTCCTGGGGGTGTTAGAGCATTTGAATTGGGAGAACAAATGACTCCTAGACGGTTTGCTGCTGGTATGTACCGACAATCTCCCGACAATAGGTTTATTCAACTCAATGTTGATGAAAACTATGGAAAGATTGCAGTAGACCAGACTAAAAAAGCAATATTTCCTAATTACCCAGCGCAATCTTTTAACGCTAGGATAAGTGGTAAGCCTGGAAGGGAAGGCAAAGATTTTGTAGCCTATCCTCTTAATATTGTTGGTGAAGGTATGCAAAATCCTTACAACAGAAGAATAGTTAGAGAATATCATGACATTCCTATTCTTCGCTCTATGGCACAAGACGGTATGCAGCCAGGAGTTTTACCAATGTCAGGACTAGAATTGCTTAATGCCCATTTAGGTTTTATCCCTACACAGTATAGAGAGCAAATAGAAAGAAAATTAGAGTCATTAAAATATTGATTATGGAACAACCTACAACCTATAAAACCAACTCTCAACCTGTATTACCACAACCTCAAGAGGTAGATAAAGTTGGTATTACAATCCAAATCTATCATCAATTAATTGCTGACTCTACTTTTCTTCAGGGGTGCTTTTTATCAGCACATCTGAATAATAGAGGAAGTCTTTTTTATCAAGACCATTTATTATTTCAAAGATGTGGTGACGTTTTAGCGGAAATACTTTCAGTTGATGCCATAGCAGAATCAATAGGTGGTCTAGATTGTTGTTGCATTATTCAGGTTGGTTCTGTATTTGCTGCTACTAATAGCCAGTTCTCAAAGAAATATAAACCATTTCCTGTAGAGACTATGGAAGGAATGGAGTATATTAAATGGTTATTAGAGGCTGTATTAGTCTTAAAAGACTACTGTTGTAAGGCTGGTAATTACCTATCTGAAATTGGTTGTGCTTGTGATGCTAACCAACTGCAAGAGTATGAAAAGCAGCTTAGAGATAAAATAGTTTATTTGTTGTCTAGCACCTTATATAAAATGGAGATGAAATAAATGGTAGCTTTATCATTTAATGACAAAGAAAGAGTTTATTTCCATCTTGGTATGGGGGCTAGGATTGGTATTGATGCAGGGGATTTAGCACAAGTAGAGGAAGCTTGCAATACCATCTTTTCCGAATACATGAAGACTGAGATATTAGATCAGTTAGATATCTGTGATGATGCCTATGATGCTATGAAAGCAACTAAGACCACCACAGTTAGATTTGGTACTAAGGAGTTGTATACGGGTGACGTTAATAGAACAATCCTCAGAGAACAGATAAAAGATTTGAGGTTATGGAAAGAAAACTATAGGGAAGAAACTAGAACATTAGCACAAATACTTCATGTCCCTAACTACAATGAAGAAGGTTGGCAGCAACAAATGTATTCTAGAAGTGGGGCGGTTTATATTAATGCTTTACCAGGAATAGCCGACACTTCAGTTGCAAGTAGAAGGGTTGAGTTTAACACTTTTGCTGGGAGTTTTGGATTTTAATTAGGAATCATAAATGTAAATTACTTAATACTTAATACCCTAATATTTATGGCTAACCCTAATGTTCAGCCTGTTTACCCAAAGAATATTATCTATTGGAAAGCTAGGCTATTAGCACAAGTAACCCCAAGAAACATTACTACAGAAACACCCGTACTCCTAGGAACTGCGGGAGATAATGGATGCCTTATTCATGCAATTGACGTAAGACATCAAGGGGATAGTATAGCTACTGTAGTAAGGCTTTACAGCCAATATGCGGATGACACTGTATATTACCTTGAGAATGAGCTTAGTTTAACTGCTATAAGTGCTTCTAATAATACTACAGCAATTGCACCTGTCTCATTTACTTTACCTGCAATACTTCCTGCAAGTAATACAGGTATGCACTTAGAGGGCGGGGTAAGTCTTTACTGTAGTCTTGGTACAGCTGTAGCCAGTGGCATTATAGTAACAGTACGTGGAGGAGATTATTGATTATGGGGATGAATCCATTAGATTTTCTAAACAGTTTTTTAGACACTGTTCATTATGGGGTTAAAGGAGTGCATCAGGAATCATCAGATGCTCTAAACAATTATTTAGTGGCAAAAAGACAAGAAGCAGACGATGCTGCACTTGAGGAGTATA